TGTCCTAATGGATACTAGGTGTCCTAATGGATACTAGGTGTCCTAATGGATACTAGGTGTCCTAATGGATACTAGGTGTCCTAATGGATACTAGGTGTCCTAATGGATACTAGGTGTCCTAATAGACCTAATATGTCTCTACTAGACCTAATATGTCTCCACTAGACCTAATATGTCTCCACTAGACCTAATATGTCTCCACTAGACCTAATATGTCTCCACTGGACCTAATACGTCTAATGTTATTATAACATATCTAACCAACTTCTAATAGCGCGAGCGAAGTTTCGTTATATAAAACTCAAACACTTTATAATCGGTATATTATTAGGAAATAATTCAGTAAACATCATCCAAAATGTCAAACAACATGCTTTGATGTGTACAAAAATATAAATCAGTCATATTATATGACTGATTTATATACTCATAGATAGCTAGACGAATCATAGTCTGCGTTAAATAAACTAATGTTCATGTTTATTTAACCATCAGTACTAAACGTATCTGTATATGAACAACATACAACATACACACAACCTATTCTCTCCGACGTTTTTGAATCGCTCAAAAAAACATATCTACTCGCAATAGAAGCAATGTAGTTACTTTCTATTTAAATGAAATATCATTATAAATATTTAAATGCAAAATCAATATGAATAATACGAGTGATATTAATTCGTTTGCGATTTCATATCGTCACAACAACTAAGAATGTACAGATCTATGTACAAGTCCGTCTTAATCTGTTCCCTCATCCACCTCGAAATATGGTTATTTATTCCTAGCACACTTGCTAACGAATCTCTACATACTTCTGGCTTATTCAGAAACAACCATTTAACTATCTCAAAGTTATCATATCGTGTTGCTGTTACGATTGCTTCTGGAGATATGATAATTCTTCCATCGTTATCCTTGTGATATTCATCTAACCACTTAATAATGTCAAGATAACCATGCTTAGCAGCAAATATAGATGCATCCGAACTACATCTATCACCACGTTCATACATGTATTTCATAAATTCGAGGTGTCCATATTTAGCTGCTATATCCATAGCTGGAAACATTGCCAATATATCGCAACGTGTTCGTAACCATTCTGCAACCTCGATATTACCTAGTCTTGCAGACCAGCTCCAAAATTCATACAGACAAGCACCTCTGGTATGAAACTTCTTAATAATATATAGATCACATAATCTATATATCTCTGTTCCAAGTAGATTAATTATAGTATCATCCAAATCAACTAGAATCGGATATTGGAACAATAACTTTTCCATTTGACAGATTGAAAAATCGAGCAAGTAATTTCACTTTTCAAGACAGAAGAGAGAATACATATACATTGCGTAATAAAAACTTGACACACACTTGAGCTTATTATTTCTAAATCCATATGCATTTCCAAGCCAAATCGTAACCATAATAAATGATACTAACTTATCCTTGAGAATGAAATCCATAGGCAATAGAGGTTGTAAATCTATTGAAATGTCATTCCCAGATATTTTAACATGATTCTCAATATCACTTATTGAATCAAACTGACTGTATCCACTCAATGAGAAATGAACCTTGGCTATATCATACTCTGGAATACCAAAGTGGTTATCATACGTACCAAAGTAACCCTTTGGATCAATAAAGTATACTTCTTTCCCTTCATTGTTCTTAACCAGAATATTATTAAGTGTTGGATCTCCATGTATCCTTGCGCTTCTCATATTTTTACCTTTAATATTGGTATTGTACCACTCCTCAATACCACTCAAACATTCGTCAATACCTTTAATACTAACCCCATTGACACTCTTGATATCCTTTTCATATCGAGATATAATACTTTTTATTGTTTTATATCTATATCTTATCTTGGTTATTAATTCCTCATATATACTAGCTTCATCACATACATTCTCTCTCTGGGTACTTGCATGCAAAAGATTCAAAGACAATATTACCTTATCATATAAAAAGTACCTTTTTGAAACTGAGCTTTCCTTGAATATGTCATATAGAGTGTGGGAATCGCGTAAATATTGTATCTGTAATTCAGTACCTCCAATATCATCAATAACACATTTCACTCTGGGCATTAATAAAGAACATTGATGCTTGTAAAAACTATATTCACATTCGAGTTTTTTCTGACCTTCATCATTCTTGGACTTTTTAGATACAATACCATCCTTGATGACAGTATCACAAAAATAACTTCCGTATCTCATTTGAATTTATTTCTAACCACAAATGAGAAACATTTTTCGTTGTTGATATAACATAGATGCTATATCAAACATTATTTGAGCATTTGTGGATGCCAATTTAAGAACCATAGTCGAACATCACTCTGACTTTTATGTTGCTATCGTCACACTTTACAATCTTTATTGAACTAAACATTTCGTAATGAAAGTCATACTTGGAACCTTTCAACCTATACACAGACTTGACCAAATCCAATAGCGTAATACCATTCTCATTCTCAATGTCTAGTTTAAAATCGTCCTTTCCAAATCCAAAATCACCACATCCCCCACCTCTGTTATCACTATTTCCAGTCTTGGTGGAATATATGTGCATGTGCTTTTGCTTAAAGATAATTGTGTCGAATGTTATAGTCGATAAAAACTTTTCCATATCTTCATCATCAATGTGATCCTCAGTAACTGAACTAATGCGATCGAACATTTCTTCAGTATCAAACTCACCAGTATCAACCAGCAACTCAAGCCTCACAGGATGAAGCTTAACTCTTTGGATTGTCGAGTCTACAATCCCATTAACAATTTCCAACCACAATTTATCACTGTGATTAGAAATATATGCAGGAATGTTTTCAGGTTTAATCGATGCCATTGAAATTCTTAACATACCTAATAAATATGTTAAGAATTTCATTTTTTGTAGTTAATTAAATCCATTGTGAGGTAATTTTCTACAGTAGTCTGTATCATTATTTCCCATCTTTTCTTGTTTGTAAGAATAGCCACATGTTAAAAAAATTTTTGAATAAATTTATATTGTGCTTCAATGTTTGCAATATCAGTCTTTCTATCATCCTTTATACCACAATAGTTTCTGAAAAATGCAGCTGACTTGATGTGAGGAAGAATGTTTGGATTCTTGACCAAAGTTTCAAATACATCATAACAATTAAAAAAATGTACGTCTGTGAATGGTACTCGTGGTTTAAAAAAATTTCCGATTGAAATATCATCCATGACATCCCTACGAAGTTCTCCTTTATTTTTAACAAGAGTCTCACACATGGTTCTTGATAGTATAATATTTGCACCCGAAACAAAGACTCGTCCGTAATCGCTGTGCCATACATGTCCTCCATATAGATTGTTATTATACTTTTCTTTCAGTATAGTTCGCAGGTTATTCATATCGATGACGGTTGACATATTACTTCTCACAAGAATATCAAAATCAAAGAGACGTAAGCATTCTTCAATGGCAATAATTGTTTTATCAAGTATACCTGGTACAGTCGTTTCCGTTCCATTAACCGTTATAAGTCTTTTATCTACATCGTACACCACCTTTGTATCATTTGTATCATTCGAACAATTATCATACACAACACATATATCACCAATATCCGAGTTAGATGGATAAGAATACTTTTGATGCAGCTTCCTCATCTCATCGTATATTGGAGTGCGATTATAAATTCTGAGTACCAAGATTTTCAGATCCATTTCTTATTTTTCGTCTTTCTTTAAAGTTACGATATAAATACCGACTTCCAGCAAGTATTATTATTATTGTTAAAGTGCTTATCAATATATAATTACGACATAAAAAGACAATTAGCTTTGAATCCATATTTTCCCATAAACCAGTTCCATAATGAATAGTATAAATATCATGAGTATCTATATAGTTCAAATCACAAGAGTTTGTTATACCTATTGGATTAAAGAGTTCGCTTGGAAATAGGTGTATACCATACAGAAGCCGATACTTATGATATACAGTATCTAGAAGACCAGGACCTGTTGCATTCATAATCTCAAAGTGCCTAGACAAGTATAAGATATTTCTTACTCTGGGGAGTTCACTTATTACCTTCATCCAAAATGGATGTTTACTTGGTGAATACATTAATAAGTTAGATACAGTTCGTATTGGAATTGACGATTCTACTATATAAATTTTGCTTGGATTTATATACTGAAATATATCCTTATAACACGCTAAATCTGTATCGACATATAGGCCACCATATCTATACATTATTAAATATCGTATTACATCTATTCTCTGTATATCATATGGAAACGACTTGTACGTTTCCCAAAACCATTTGAACTTCTTTTTCACAAGTAGTGTGCACTCACTTTCATTCCACGTATGAATTGTGTATCCCATATCGATCCAAGTATTTGTATACTTTTGAAGATTTGCAAAGATCTTCTTGCTATTCTTACTGAGATCAAACCATATCTGATGAATGATTTTTGTATTTGATAATATATATTTATCAAGATCATCAAAGCTTCTAACCATTTACACCATGCATACTTTCCTATAAGTCAATTTAAAGATATTTCATATTGATTAAATGGATATACCAGAGACTATACTTGAGATAAATAGGTTTGAAGAAACTAAGATGAACATACCTAAAGATTTGGCAGATATGCATTTCCTTGAAAAGAATGAAAAGTTTACTGGTTATACCATAAAAACAAGTAAGCAAATAATTACAGTTGCAATAACAAGCGTTCATTCGTGTTGCGAATCTTTTGATGTTGAGATTCACACACCACTGTCAGAAAGTCTTATTGGACAGACGATCACCAATATAAAGTGGGGTAATAAACCACTATATGACTATTCAGGATTCCATAAATCATACATGGATCATGAATCGGTTCCAGCATGTGTTGATTTGACAACCTCAATTGGAACCTGTCAAATCATTGCTTACAATGTTCATAATGGATACTACCCTCATAGTGTGTATGTCAAGTGGAATGGATATGAAGATATTCAAGATGTATAATTATATTTGATTACCATTAGGTATTATTGCTTACCATTCTATAACAAATACCACCATCGTTTCTTGTTACCTTAATTACATCTCTTATCTTGTATCCGTAATAACGGGCTATAGGATCACTGATAAGTATATCTGGTATTTTCCCATACTTATTCATTATGGTTTTTGCATCGCAATCTGATAATCTGGTATGTTTTGGAACTAAACGATGTTTGGTTCTATTATACGAAAACCAAGATATATCAAATACCTCAATATAATAGTCTCCTGTGTTTACAAGACCCTCCACAATGCTTTTGCTTTTTGGAGTTGTACCATTACAGCACAGTATGATGGTATTCTTTACCTTTATATTGTCAAGATATTCGACACATGTCTTTATATCATTAGTACAAAGTTTCGGTTCTATAACAAATATGACAATCACCAATACACCATCCTTGTAAACATGATATATTTCCATCTCATTATCTACATTGTTTTTCTCAACGGAATCGTAACCTCTATCGTGTATCATTTCTGTAAGAACTCTTAGTTTTGTATCATCCATATTATTTGATACAAAACAAAACAAATTATACCCATAATCACTTTTAAAATATTTCTGGTACAATTTCGTGTAACTTATTCTTTAAAGGTGTTAATAGATCGACTATTTGTTCGTGAGCATGTTTACTGATACGTAAGTTAAAAATGTTAAGCCATTCGCGAAGGTTTGCAGTCACTATAATTTCTGTTTTCAAAGATATCGGTAGTACAGATCTTGCAATATCCTTCGAACATCCTGTCTCAATGAGTGATTTATAAGCCTCTTCACAACTATACATTGCATTGTACCAGGCCAACCATGCTGGATTCATGGTATCAATCTTGTCGCGAAAACTTACAGGAACAATAACTTCTATCTCAGATGAGTCACAATATCGGGTGCTTTGCTGAAGGTAACTTGCTATCCTGTGACGTACGAGTTCGTGTGTTACGCCTCTATCAGTAATTAACCTTACGCTAAATGTATAGTGTTCAAGAATTCCTAGATGACCCATGGATACTAACTTTGATACAAAGTTAGCTGAATCATCTATACTATCCGTTACCCTTGTTTCCGACTTGTGACATACACGGGCAAATAATTCAAGCCGTTTAAGAATATCGTTCCTGTCGATAGGAGTTAGGATTTCATACGATTGGTTGGTGAGCTTCATTTGTTACATTTATGTTGTGCCTCTTTAAAATCATTTTTTTTAATCAAACATGGCTGGATATCTACACTTGGTGGGACGTTTTGGCATACAATGTCTAGGCGATCTTTTCAATTGCTTTTTAAGTTTTGCCTCCATTTTCTCAAGTTCATCATAATAGTTAAAGTATTCAAGTATATGTCCAAGCGCAATAGCAGCTGCCTGTTCAACAGTCTTGATAACACGTACATGTGCTTTTGGTCCGTGTTCTTCGTATTCAATCTTGGTCGCTCTTATGAACTCATCCAAAGGTAATACATCAAGATTGACGTTCATCTTTACAGCAAGACGTCTCATACTATCTCTTGAAAATTTTGGAAGTGGTGACATTTATTATAAAGTTTATATTGCATAACAATATAAACTTTAAGCAATATTCAATATCCATGTCTATGTCTATGCCAACCATGGCCATAATCCTGGTGGATATCTAGAAATACCATATCTTCTAAACAAGCATAATCTTTCAGCTTCTTCAAATAGCATCTTACCTTTAATTGTTGGGTAAAAGGTACCAAAGTCAGTATATTCAAACAATAGATTCATTTCGCACATGCGCTCGACTACCATATCTAGTGTCCAACCTTTAAGCGATCCTTCTATATACTTAGTACATAGTCTACTATCATTTCTATACACGAGTCCATATTGAGCGAGCGACGTGGTTAACTCTTTTCTTCTCGTATTGAATACTCTATCTTTAGCATCCTTCATGCTTTCCCACGAGTGTCTGTGCGTACATCGTGTAGAAATACATGGATGGAATCCACACGGAAGTAACCTTAATTGTTCAATTGTATGTGCAAATGTACAATCAAGTTTAATACATTTTATACCATAAGTACACCATTGAGTATACTTGTTTTCAAGTTCACGAGAATCAATGGTACAATATACCCTACATGTACATTCAAATACCGTTTCCACATCTGGATGCAGATATGGACACGAAGTAATATTTGATGAAGAGTGATTTCTGGTGCACTTGAGTGGTGTAAACTGGTGCTTATTGTGAGCAAACGTACATGTTGTATCCTTACATTTTGATCCGGACTTACATGGTAAGTATCTTAGTCCCTCGCCTGGATATATAACAGTATCATTAGTCTTGTAAGTGGGATGGTGTCTGTCACTCATAACTAATATCGTAGGTTGTGTATGATGCGATTCAATTGGTTCTATATCCTCGTGGCTCACTGGTGATGGATACCTAATCTTACGTTTACGTTTAGAAACATCGTCTTTCAATAACGAATATATGGCATACTCATCACGAATCTCATACCCATCATTATAATCATTTGAGACTCCTTCATCCCCGTCACTATATTCATAGTCACTGCATTCGTATTCATACTCATACTCATACTCGCCATTTTCACTCTGCAGAAACTCAAAACGATCAATTTCCTTCATAGTTAATACATATTACTTAATTATTCTCATTTTTATCATTTTTAGTTTCTTCGCTCATTGGAGATCTAACTAATCGAGTCTGAGTGAAGTTGGTTAAGTTCTCAAGAATAACATCATCAGGTTCAAAACTCCACTCAATTTCACCAGAACACGTTGTTCTTCCTACAGTTACAAATTCATTATCTGATAATTGTTCTATAACAATACTAGTTCGATCTTTGACGTCAGATAACTTAACCTGTCCATTTTTCATTAAATATATATCTCTATTCAACACATTTGCCAGGTGAGGAATAATTTCATCACCAACATTGCCGTTATAATCCCTTACATTATTTTTATACTCAATAAGAGATTGTGACCACATATCATTTACAAACATTTCCATTGAAGATACTAGATAATCAACCTTCTTTTGTTCAACATTCGTATTTTCAAATGTTGTTTTCACACATTGAACTGATACATCTCTTATTTTGTCAATGGTATTTGTGGTATTTGTGGTATCAATATCAACTTTGGCAAATATATCAATTAATATACCATTAACTGTGTTTGGTTTTGCATTCTTGGCGTTCTTGATATTCTTATTGAAAATCTCCAATATACGTCTATTTAGGTGTTCATCCAGAGTAATTATAGAATTTGCAATACATTCGCGTATCTGTTTCACAGTCTCTATTTTTCGATCAAGAGTTGCCTTAGCATACTTATCACTGTATGCCATCATTATTGCATGAAAAATATTGTTATCGATTACTCCAATGCGAACAAGATCTTCACAGTGTGAATTTTTGTAGTGTTGTATGGTATTGACTTGCATTTACATTAATTCGATACCTTTTAAATATTGTTAAAGAGTATAACATATTTCTCCGCCAAATCTTAGGTATACCTTTTTTCGTGTGCTGAAATGTTTTTTTAATACTCCAGGTGATGCATCAACAAAATCAAATACCCACGGTTCAACAGGTGCTCTTGCTATAATTCTCCCAAGAAATTGTTCGAAGTATGCCTCAGCATCACCTGCCAATACTAAAGTATCCATGGTCGGATGGTCGAATCCTATTGAGCACTTGGCACTAGTAGCAACAAGAATCCTTGCATTAATATCATACTTACGCTTTGCACCTGTAAGTATATCTACATTTTCACCCTTTGCCTTTAACGTGTTAACAAGATAATGCGCTTGTTCTACCCTACGAGTAAGTATCAGAAAATTTCTTTGAGAAAACTTTCTAACAAGTTTCACTATAACCAAATTTCGATCAACATTGAGTGCTTGTGTGTTAAGAACAGAATTCCAATCAATCTTTCCATCAAATGTATATTTATAGTCAAGCTTGATACCAGTATCAACAAAATATACCTTATGATTTCTCGTGTATGTTTTTGTTATTGGTTCTCCAAAATACGCTTTTAAAAAATCATTCATACCATCAAGTCTAAATGGTGTTGCACTCAGACCAACTAGATATTTTGGTACAATATGTTGTAGAGCCACAAGTCCAACTGGTGTTATAGCCAGATGGCACTCGTCACATATACATAGTCCAAATTGTTGTAGCCTACCAAACTTGGGAACATTTTGAGCATTCACAATAAAAAAATCGTTATCCATATCTATAGTACAACCTGGTTTGAGAAATTGTACATTTGATTTTGTAACCTTCTTTATGGATTCAGTCCATTGATCAACCAGCATAAGCTTATTAAACAATAATATTATTGTTTTGAGCTTCAACACAGATGCAATGTATATTGATAGTATCGTTTTTCCAAGACCACATCCCATTGATATCACACAACATCCCTTATCATTTAACATGTCAAATATCTTGGGTTTTATTTCTTCTTGAACTTGTCTCAGAGTTGCTGAAAATACAATATTTGCCTTTTTATATGATATCTTGTTAAGTTTGTCAACATACTTTTGTCTCATATAACTATATGGTATATATATGAACTTGTCATCCGAATCAAATCCATACAATGTACTTGTTCTTTTAGTATATTTGTCTTCACGTACGAATGTTAGATCCTTAACAATTGTTCTTTTTATATCCATATCAACAGATCTATATGGAATTGATAGTGACATTTATTTATTTGT